CTAACTTTTTCTAAATAGTTCTATGACCTTCTTACAGCCCCAAATTGAAGCTAAAGAAGTCACTAGCCCAAGAACAAACACGTAGACGGGACCAAGATCGATGTCCAAAGAGGTTGGAGGAAAAGGACCGGACAGAGGCTGTGGAGTCTGACAATAGGCAAAGCGGGCATAAAGAAAATAGAAGATGAGAGCAGCAAAGCACAAGGAAGAGTTGATCCCGAACCAAATGAGACATGCGGCTAGAATCCCCGCCAACCCCATTAGAAACTCGAATTGCTGATAGTCCATGTTAGCTCCGTAAAAACAAACGTATTAGCAATGACACAGAAAAACCCAGCACGCCAAAGACAAACACAAGACTAAAAAAGAAGTCGAAGGCAGGATCGCCAGTTATCGTTACAAAATTCAGTGTGAATTGTGCAGGCATTTCTTTATCTCGTCCTCTGAAAGCCAATGATCTATTCCTTGCTGAAACTCATCTAGCATTTCCCACACATAGTCATCCAGCCCCTCACACTTATGATCATCCACATCTTTTATCTCAACATATTTCCCGCACCAAACACACCACATCTTTTTAGCCTCCTCCGCCTGGTATATACCACCAGAGATCTTTTTGATCATCATATCTCCAGCCCTCCCAGTTTTCGAGCTCACTTTGTCCCAGAAAACCCTCAAAGACCCAATGTTTCAAAATATGCGTTATAAGAGGATCTGAATCTATCAAATCTCTATAATCTATTCCTTTCATTATTTCCCCCCATGACCCACCAAACCCTTGTAAACGCCGATGTCGTAAGAGCCTTGAAAGATTATACTTTTGTTCGATTTGGAGAGTAGAAGGTTTAAATACATATTTAGATATCTCTTTATATGCTTTACGGAGATTCTTAACCTCACGGATATCTACTATATACCCTTGCCATTCTTTACTTACTATTCTTTTCCACGCCTCCGCAAGTTCCCTTTGTAAAATAAAACTACCCTCCGCCAGTATATGTAAGTGCAAGTGATACGACCCATCACGAGCAACACTTACTTCAAAAGCATAGAAATACCCCTCCACATTCTCTTTCCAGATTTTTCTTTCCCGCAAACGAGAAAACCATTTGAAGAAAGCATCCAAGCCCCATTGTAGTTTCTCTTGGGGAAAATTTTTCACGGTAAGGGTTATAAACTTGAGAGAATGTTTCCTTTCTTCAAGCTCTCGCTCCTGGATCAATGCTTTCAGCAGTATCCGACCCCTTCTAGCACGATTTCGACAGCACTTTTCACAAAAACGGTCACGGCAGGGAACGGGAAGAGCCACCCTTTCATGCGTATTTAGGTTCACAAATACCATCCAATTCCTACCACAATTCTGGAGACGAAATTTATACGCCTGAAAATCCTCTGCTATTTCATGTATTTCTTTAGTATCAAGTGAAGTGTCAAAAGAAGTGTCAGAAACTGTTAGGTCTTGACTTTCTTGGAAGGTTGCTATAGAGTGTTTATAGAGTCTCATTGTTTCACCAAGCGGAAGATTGCGGCACCAGAAACGTTTGCAATCTTCCGCTTTTTTTCTTTAAATACGTAACAAGTTTTTAATCCTCGTAGGAATACCACCCATACTGTTTATTACGTCCTCCCCCACCATCCCTTCGCTTGCATTTGCATATATCATCAGAGCATAGCGTATCAATGTCGAAATATTGACCCCCTGTTCTTTTGCCATCCTTTCGAGCGCCTGTTTCTCTCTTTTCGAAAAATTTATGTGGTATCGCACGTTTCTTTTTTCCTTTTTCGTCTCTTTTCTCACTATACCCCATTTTACACCCCTTGCTTTAGGTTGTCAAGAGGTTTTAAGGGGAGGTCCAAAAGGTTACGAGCGTTCGGACGTGGATCGAACCACGTCCTCACTTTCTGCAGCATCCCTCACGCCGTAGAGAGTATTTTTGTCACGAGGAGAGAAGTCATAGATTTTACCTACCTCGAGTTCCTTCCAGGAGAACGCTACCAAGGGAGAGAACCCCCCACCCCCGTTCGGGTACCCCGACACAACAAGGTCATAGAAAAAACCACCTTTACTGTAATTTCGTTTCGCTAGAATCATCTCGACTTTGAGATACATGTGACACCTCCATAAAGGATTTATTTATTTTTTTGCACTCAATTAAAAACGGTTCTATTAACCTACATATTTGCTCACCATCATTATCTTTTACCATCATTCCGTTTTCGAGGAGATACGTTGTAGACCCTCCACTGCTAAGGTACCCCCTAACCTTAAAGATTTGTGTTTGTGTTTCTTGAATAGGAGTAGAGGAAGGAGCAGGGGAATGAACAGATGTAGATAGTTTTGAAGAATGAGCAAGACTGTGAAGGACTGGAGAGCCATTACGAGCGACGTGATCATCAGAGGAATGGATTTTATGTTTAAACGATATAGCAAACCACGCAATACTGAGTATAAGAACAACAACACCACACCCAGCGAAAATAAGATTCCTACGAATGACATTTTGATGTTTTACCCCTTCGAGGAATTGAAATGATTTGTATTGACGAAAGATTTCTATTTGAGGTTTGATTGTTTGAGTAAAAAGTTTGACTTTCTTAGAAGGGTCATAGAAATCGAACACAAACAAAAAAGACAGACGAAGAGAGCGTTGTTTTGCCCTTATTATGTATTCGGCCAGAGCAACAAGACCTTTCGGAAGAAGGGAGACATCTTGAGTTATTATTATAAAATCTATTCCCAGATGGCGATGATATTGTAGTACAAACTGTATTTTAGACCATACTTCTTTCGTAAAGAACGCTTGCGCTTCATCTATTATGAAGAGAACTTTCTGATATTTTGTTCTGAGTAATTTGAGGTTTTCTTGAGAGAAGAACCCCTCTACTTGTTTATCGCTTATGACTTTTTCGAGAGACAAATGATTTATTTTGAGACCTTCTATATTTGTGATAATTATATGATTTTCTTTGAGTGTGTAGATACGAGAGAAGGTATCGTATTCGGAGTAGTTTTTTAGTGCATAGTTGACTGCATAGTAGGTTTTTCCTGAGCCAGGAACGCCTTCAAGGATTTGAATCATTAGTTTTGGACCTCCATAGAAAGAAAAAGAAAGAAAGAGGAATAGTAGAGAAAGAGAAAGTGAGAAACAGCAAGAAAGACTAAGAAAAAAGAAGAAAACGACATGTTCAAGCTCCTATAAACGCACAAACGGTATTAGTTTCAAAACAAATTTTAATGAAACAGATGAAAGAATAAGTGATAAACAATAGTCGAGGTTTAACTGAGAACCTATCCAGGCACCTACAGAGACAAGATTGATTACGTAATTTGTCACCGTAGAGGAGGATAAATGAGATTGAACAACACTTATGAGTTCTCGATACATAGTTGAAACTGCAAGTTCGATCCCATACGGAAGAACTATGAGACCAAACGACAAAAGAAGTGCTCTCCAGGCTACCCACTCCAACACGGAGAGCGTGAATAATCTTGCTAAAAGAGTACCGAACAGCGCAAACATGAGACCTCACAAAAATATAATTAAGATTGCAATTATGCCTACTATTCCTGTAAGGAATGTCCCTACCGTTGATAGCACATCCGCATACGGGCAGAAAGAAAAATCTATATTCGCTGTCATTCCATGAATTGTCAACGGCGTAGACACCTCACAAGTCCCATTCTGATATGTGATGTGAGTATCAGTAAAAGGATTATGCCCAGACGGGAAGATCACACTCGAAACGGAAGAAATAGCATCCTCGACTGCAGATTTAAGAGGACCTGGCGTCCCCAGCTCAGACGGACTATATGGACCAGGCGAGAAGCCAGACGGCAT